ATGCATGGGGTGCGCCTATCATAGAAGATTATTTTGATAGGTATGGTAGTCTGGAAAGTGAGCTAGACTTAGAACAACTTAATAATTATTATGAGACTGAATTAAATTCTTTTCAAAAAGAGTTTGAAAAATTTCTTGATGATCGTTAAGTTATATGTTATAATATTATCTTAGGAGAAAGATATGTTTAATCATGATAGGATTGACTTTAAAGTAGAGAAGTTCCCACTCATTAATCAATGGTCTGAAGGGGTAGGGTTTGGAATACCTGATGTTAAAGCAGAGGAAGTACCCTCAAATATTGGGGTAGGTCTGAGGCGTGTAGATACCAAGGAACCTATAGGTATAGTCTCTGATGAATACTTTCCTGTTCAGTATGCGGAGATTGTGGATGGGGTAGAGCAAGCCTTACAAAGGGCTGAGATAGACATGACTGATGCTGACTTTACAACCAATGTCTATGATCGAGGAGCCAAGCTGGAGTTACGAGCTAAGTTCCCTGCACATGAGATGACGATGAGAGAAGGTAAAGATAGTATTATACCTGAGTTTGTCTTTAGGACTTCTCATAACAGGACATGGGCTAACTCTGGGATGATGGGACTATGGAGATCCTTCTGTTATAATACCTTGGTGTCTGGTGATAAGCTGGCCTATGTATATGGTAGACATACCAAGAATTTTAACATCTCTGGATTTGCTACCAAGATTAGGAATGCTGGTGAGTTTATCTCTGGCTCTGGTCTGGAGGAGATGCGTAACTGGTATGATACCCCAGTAAAAAGGTATGAGGCTATCAATCTCTTCACTAAAACACTGGCTCAACGTACTGATAATGTCAGTAAGAAGAAGGTAGCTAATAAGGTAATGCTATCTAACCTCATGAAGATCTTCGATGAAGAGAACCGTCACATACATGGACGAGGACACTATGAAACTTACGGTAAGAGAGAGGAAGGAACCCTCTGGACTGCATACAATGCAGCTACCTACTGGTCTTCACATCCTGATAGTAAGCGAGGCAGTTCTCCTCATAATGTGAAGGTTAACAGAGAAGATAAGGTGAGGAAGATGCTGGCTTCTCCAGAATGGGAGGCGTTAGCAGCATGATTGATAAGCAAAATATCATAGACAATCTCAAGAATGTATATGACCCGGAGATCCCTTCGGCTAGTCTATATGATCTGGGATTGATCTATGATATTGCTATCAATGAAAAAGAATATGAGGTTTCTATAATCCATACACTGACGAGTGCCTTCTGTCCTTTTGCTGATCAGATAGTTTCTGATATTAGACAAGCAGGGTACGTAGAAAATGTTAGGAGTGTCCACGTAGAAACTACTTTTGACCCACCGTTTAGTATGGAAATGGTTCCAGAAGAAACAAGACTATTATTAGGATGGATGTAACATGAAGCTTAATCCTGAACGTATCCAAGAAATAAAGAAGACAACCTTAGAAAATTTAAAGAAAGCTGACAACAGTCGAGGTGACTTTGATAAAGAAAAGTTTTGGTCACTCTACAGGGCTGATGTCAGAGAATTACTTTCAGCTATCAATTCATTGGAGGGAAAAGATGAGTGAGGAACTGCTAATAAACAGACTACAACATGACGTTCAAACTCTAAAAGAAAAAGTAGGCTACCTACAACAAGAAATGAAGGAAATAAAATGGGACACTCAAAGCCTACAAAAAGAATTTGAAGAGTTTATTAAACATTCTGAATGCAAGTTACCATAGGAGAAGAAAGATGATTAAACATAAGTATGTTTGTAGTGAGTGTGGGTATGTACATAAGGAAGACATGCCCGAAGGCTTTGAGTGTCCCATCTGTGGATGTGAGGAGTTTGAAGACCTAACGGACTACGATGATGAGTAGTGCTAAGTGTAGATGTGCTGAGTGTGGCAGTACAAATATTGAGTGGACAGTAGACCTTGATGATCCCACACCTTGGGATTATTATACCTGTCTTGAATGTGATTATACAGATCAGAAAAACTATTTTAAAGGGAGACAATAATGGCAGATGAAGAAGTACAAGAACCTGACGAAAAAGATTTAAAGATCAAGGCTCTTGAAGAAGAACTTGAACAACATAAGAAACTATTTAATATACATCGGGCAGGGCTACAACCTTACCTTGACGGTATAGTTAAAGAGATTGTATCAAAATTACAAATTATATATAAGGAGAAGTAAATGATATTTGCATTATTATTTATGTCTAAAGTTATATTCTATGCGGAGAACGAAGAGTTCTTTGATGAAGCTCAAAGACAAATGGAGAATGATCCTGATTTAACATGGAATTATGTGGGAAAACAAAAGGTTAACCCCAATGTTAAAGCTATTACTTTAACAGATGAGAATGGGAAACCTTACATCATGTGGAGATTAACTAAATGAGCATCAAGGAAGGTAAAGTTTGGGGTAGTACAGAACCTATACTTCAATCACCAGCAATAGAGATACATAGAATTAAAGTAAACAAAGATGGCTACTGTTCTCAGCATAAGCATCAGTCTAAGATCAATGCTTTCTATGTAGTATCAGGTGAACTAGAAATAGAAAGATGGAAAGACTATGGGTTGTGTGACAGTACCTTACTAAAAGCTGGTGACTTATCTATTGTACCAGCAGGAGAACAGCACAGATTTAAAGCAAGAAAAAACACTGAGGCTTTAGAGATTTACTGGGCTGAGTTAAACCATGATGACATACAACGTGAAAATGTAGGAGGTATATGATGGATTTAATAGTATTATTATTAGTTATACTAGGATTTTAAGTAATGAAAAAATTATTACTCGTGTCTATGTTGTTGATTACTATGCTGTCTACAGCTAAAGCTAATGAGTTTGAGTGTCTGGTTGAAGCTATTTATCATGAAGCTAGAGGTGAAGAATTTATTGGCATGTTAGCTGTAGCTGGTGTAGTCTTAACAAGAAAAGAAAGTAGTAAATATCCTAACACAATCTGTGAGGTAGTACACCAAGCTAAAACATACAAAGGAAAAATTATTAGGAATAGATGTCAGTTTAGTTATTACTGTGATGGTAAACGAGAAGAGTTTAAAGATGTTGCTTCAGCATTATTAGCTATGGATGTTGCAGAAATGTCACTCATGGGCATACAACTCAAGCAGACTGTAGGTTGCACACACTATCATGCCAGCCATGTTACACCTAGATGGGCACCTGATCCTCACTTTAAAGCTATGGGTCAGGTAGGTGCTCATGTATTTTATGTTGACATGACCCCATAAACATGATAATATAGATGTATATATTATATTATATATATATATATTATAGTACTACTTTAGTAAAGGAAAAGATAATGAAAACTAAAGATAATATAGTATCTAGACTTCATTCAGCAGTAGATCAATTAAATAAACAAGTAAGAACACTACAAGAAAGTAAATAAAAAATTACTAGAAGAGAATGCTATATTAAAACAAATAGAAGCTAATAAGAAATGGATTGAACTCGATGACTAAAAATCTATGGCAACAGGAACGAAGGCAACTGTTTAGAGAGCTTGTCAAACAGTATGCTGATGAAGGATACAGCCAGAAAGAATCAAAACGCTTGGCAAAGAGGGAAATAAATGATATCATGGAAGATAAAGAAAGTTTTGTAGATAATTTATGGAGGGAAACTTTTAGAGATGTCTAGATGGAGACTCATATTGAATAAGGAAATGGGGAAGGTAGGTTTGGAAACCTTTCGTACAAAGAAGGAAGCAGAGGAAGCTATTAAATATCGTAATACTTTAACAAGACATTTAGGATATGATCCTGATTTAACCTATGAGATTGAAGAGGTAAAGGATAAGGAGAGGTAGTATGAATCAATGGGGTGAGAGGATTGCTTGTCCCGATTGTGGTGCAAGCAAAGCGAATGTTCAACACATGGATGGACATTCATATTGTTTCAGTTGTGAGACAAGATTTGGAGAAGGTGTTATGCAAGATGTTAAGATTGTTGAAATAAACTCAGTGCTTAGAACAACAGGATTACTAGGAGATATACCCGATAGAAAAATTAGTAGAGAGACAGCCAAGAAATATAATGTTCAAATAAAAAAGAAAGGTGATACTGTTACTCATCATATCTATCAGTACTTTGATGAGGGCGGTAATCACATAGCTAATAAGGTTAGGGAAGTACAAGGAAAAAAGTTTTGGTCTGAAGGCAACATAGGTAGAGCCGAACTCTTTGGACAGAACCTCTTCAATCAGAAGGGGAAGTTTATTACTGTATGTGAGGGAGAGATAGATGCTATGTCTGCCTATGAGTTGATGGGCAGTAAGTGGCCTGTTGTCTCAATCAAGAATGGTGCTGCATCTGCCTTGGAGAATTGTAAGCAAGCCTTTAATTATCTAAATCAATTCGATAATGTAGTCTTATGTTTTGATAACGATAAGCCGGGGAAGGAGTCCGCCCAAAAGGTAGCCCAACTCTTTGAGCCTAACAAATGTAAGGTTGTCTCCCTAGATCTGAAAGATCCTAATGAGTACCTGTTAACAGGACAAAGAGAAAAGTTTACCCAAGCATGGTGGAACGCCAGAGTTTATACACCAGCAGGTATTATAAACCTAGCGTCACTTGGAGAAAGCCTGTATGATGAGAAGGATTGTCAGGTGTGTAAGTATCCTTGGGTAGGTCTGAATGAGAAGACATATGGTATGAGAACAGGTGAGTTAGTTTGCTTTACCTCTGGTGCTGGTATGGGTAAGTCTAGTATTGTACGTGAACTTATGCATCATATCCTTACTGTCACAGAAGATACCATAGGAGTCCTAGCAATGGAGGAGAGCATACGTAATACAGCATTTAATATCATGTCTGTAGAAGCAAATGCCAGATTGTACATCAGAGAAATACGAGATCAGTTTACCAGACAACAGCTTAGGGATTGGCAGAATGCTACCATAGATAGCGAAAGGTTCTTTGCGTTTGATCACTTTGGTTCCATATCCAATGATGAGATACTGGATCGTGTCAGGTATATGGCGAAGGCACTTGATTG